ATTATGTTTGCGCTAACGATGTTATCTTTTCCGAAGTCTTTAGGGAAAGAGTTTGTTATAGTGTCAAATACTTGTTGAGGGGTTGGCATGGTTAGCCTTTTCTTATTCTAGCTGATACCATACCGCCAGTTGATGTTAGTAGGCATCTTAGCCAAGTGTACCCGTAAGGTTGCGCGCCATTTGAAGCAGAGGCATTGTCTTTGTATTTGATAGCTAGTGAACTAACTGCCATCTCTACTATGTTATAGTCAGTAGTATTAAGTGACCCGCTTGTTAGTGATTCGTCTTTGCTCATCTGTAGTGCTATTTCGGCGTTAGCTGCTTTGACTGATTCTGGTATATCCGTATTTGTGTATTCAGTTGAGTTGCATAAATTAACCGCATCAGTTCTAGGCCATGATGTAATCTCTCCAACTTGTACGCCTACGAAGGTGAAAGCATCATCTATGTATCTCGAAGCAGTTTCAAGTAATAGAGGCTTCTGTGCTACGTCTACCGCGTCCCATGTAGCCGCGTGAACTGTTCCTGCGAAATAGGTAACTGTTTCTGCCTCTGTTATATATGCCATCTTGTGCCTTTATATAGTTTAATAATATCCTCTCAATGAAAGAGGACACTATAAACTATTGCGCGATTGTAGGCTGTACTACCATTTGTGGATCAGGTGTACTATTTTCGACCTGTGCCACAACTGGTGCATACTGCTTTTTAAGCGTTAGTTTTGGTGCTGTTGGTGCTTGCGTCATATCCATTTCGTCTTTAAAGCGAGCATCAACTATTTTTAAACCTGCTTTTCTAGCAAGTACCTTAACATCTTGTGTGTAACGGTAAGTGGGAAATTCCACAAACCATAATTCTTTATTTTCAATCATATTTACCCTTTATCTTTATTGGTCTGCATCTACTACAGTAACAACACCCGCTAAGTCTTTAATAGAGGTTGTGATTTGATCCCAGTTAGTACCAGTACTAAGCTCTGCATCTGTTGGAGATTTACCACCGTTTGCAGTATCCCATGCAAAACCTTTAAGTCCCGCTCCAAATGCGTAATCAGCTTGGAACGTTGTTTCAATACGCTGCTTATTGTTTGTTGTTTCAATGTTTACAATTAAATCGCTACCATCCATAACAAACGCGCCGTTAGCAACAAGTGTTAATACTTTTAATTTATTAGGAGTTCCAGCAACAAACAATGCTGGTGCATCTGTAACAACCGTAACTTTACCAAGAACGTCTAAGATACGGATAGAGTTGTACTCGTACAGTCTATTAGTATTAGTGATATTCTCACCAATTAACTTATGGTATGTTGTTCCGTTCATTACCTGAGCGATTAACATAGTAGAGCGATCACCAAATAGTGCATGTGTATTATTTAATGCTGTAAGACTAATACCTGCCGATGCTGAGATATCATTTGTGATAGCTGCAATGTTTTCAATAGCTGCTAATCCACTTGCGATAATAGTGTTTAGTTGATCTTGCATGATAGCTTCTGCTAAATTGCTAGAAATTGCTTCAATTGCTTGAGCTTCGTTTTGTTCTACCCAACTAATTTGAGAAGGCTCCCAGATTACAGGCCCAAAACCACCAGCTACTTTAACAACGTTATGCTCGATTTGTGCTAATGCCGTAGCACTCGCCGCGCCGTTTACTGCGTATCTATCAACACGTCTTTGTGAAGCATGTAGCCCCTTAAACATATTTGACTGGAAGAAATCTCCACCAAAACCTTCTGAACTAAGTACGATAGCTCCGCCCGAAGCTGCGTTAAATTTTTCAATCTCTTGCGCTACTGTTTCAATTGTTGCAGTACGTACAAAATCTTGAAATACTTTCATGTTCTTTAATGCCATTTGTTACCCTTTATCAAGCATAGCCTGTATTGCGGTTGTACGTTCAGCTTTATTGCCTCCCATATTCCCGTTTAATTCGTGGCCTTTTCCACCCTTGTTGCCTTCGCCACCAGTACCGTTACCCACAGTACCGTTTATTGCTGCTTTAGAAATCTGTCCGCTATCTACCATTTGAGCAAATAGGGATGTGCCAGTAATCGGCTTATCAGTAACCAAGTCAGTCATTACCTTACCATCATTTCCGCGTGCGTAAATAGAACCATCTTCGCCTAACACTAACTTAGGCTTAATAGTTCCCATCACCGCATTTCGCAAAAATGGATCTGAGCTAACATCTTTAAAAATGTCGGATTGACTTAGAGCCAATTCAAACGCTTTATCGTTAGAAGATTTTACAAAGTCATTATGTGTGCCTTCAAGGTCTGTATACTTACCTCTTAGCTCTGCTAATGTTGCGTTAAGAGATTGAACCTCTTCGCCGCCTTTGCTCTTAGATGACAATAAAGATTTAACAGCATCCGCCGTCATTTCTTCACCTAACCCAGTAACGCTACCAAGTGAAGCTATTAAATCTTTCATGGGTGCTAAATCACCCTTAGCTTTATCTCTCGATGCTATTGCGTTAGAGTTATCTTCTTGAAGTTTACCAAACCCTGTAATTAGGTTTGTTTTTGCTTCACCTTCTTCTAAACTATTTAGTAAAGTCAGATATTGTTCCCACATGTCGTATCCTTTTTTCAAATCCATGAAATATTACATTAGAAAATCCATCCCTCTGTATTAGCATAATTATATCATATAATATCAATATTAATTAATATGTTTTTTAATAGCCTAGTTTCCTAGCGTATTCATCAACGTCTATGAACTTTTTATTGTCTAGGTCTGGATTGTCTTTAACAGCATCAGCAAAAGTATAATCACCTTTTACTATCTTTATTTTGCTTTGCAAGAATGCTTCACGCTCTGCACCTTTTAATGTGCGTGCTTTTTTAACGTCTGCTGTAGTCATTGTGTTGATAGGTCTTTGTGTTTTTGTGTACCCTTCAGGTATAGATTGAAGAGTAGACCTACAATTTGGGTGTACTGGTGGGATAAAAGGCTCTGTAGGTTCTGGAAATGTTCTTCCATCAAGTGAACGGCATATACTAGAAGTGTTAGTGTCTAGTACTGCATCATAAACCCATCTATCTATAATATGCCTATTCTCATCATCCCATTTCAAATGAGACTTTTGTGAGCTGTTTGCCATAAGTGTTCTAGTGGCTGTACGGATGGAGTTTTTCTGTTGCGTAGTATAGAATGGTTGGATATCCCTTGCTATCTTAGCCGATGTATCACCGCTTACTATACCTGCTAAAATCATACTTCTTACTTTCGTAAATGTTGACGATGCAGGGGATTGTAACACGCTTAGCACATCAAAAGAGTTTTTTACTTTTGTTCCGTTTGCCTTTAGGTATTGAAACATTAACTGATCTGTTTGGATAGCTTCTTTCACTACAGTCTTAGGAATAGAGAATAGCTCAGGTCTTATATTTGTAGCTGCTTCGTAAACATAGCCCTTACCTTCTTGGTAAGCCTTTAAATCAATCTGTATAATATCTACTAGTTCTACATTATAGTCTTTTCTATATGTTAGATTCATGGATTTTAATTCATCTTCTAATAGAGCTAAGATTCTAATCTTTCTAGTCTTAGTCCAGCGTCCATCAGGTATTTTTTCTATCTCATCACGTAGTTTTTTATATGAGTCTGCTATTGCCTGATAGTATTCTCTTTCACTATCAGGTATTAGCCTAGCTTGTAACGATGTGTTATAGGTTTCCATTATCGAATCCAACTAAATCAAGCTTGCTTATTTCCTCTTCTATCTCTTCGTCTGTGATATGTTTAGGAAGCTCGCCAGTAGCGATTGATTTCAATAGACTCTCTCTACTTAGATTTCCGCTTAACGTCATAGTGTTAAGAACTGTGATAGTGTTAGCATCAAGTTGATTTTTTGCAAAGTCTCTGTTTAGACTAAATGGATTCATTAAATCACTAGAGATGCTTGTATCTACTTGCTTCGTGATTTCAAATGCTTTATTTAATGCGTCCTCTAGGTTAGTACTGAATGTAACGTCCACTGCTGTAGCTTTAGTGTTTTTAATCTCTGCTTCTGTTGCAGACTGATTGCTAATATCATTTATTTGAGCGCCTTGCCCGTCTATATCACTCTCTACTTTAGCTATTTCTACAGTTAAAAGCTCGACCCCTTTTCCTGTAGGCTCTACATACTTGTAGTCAGCATCAGTTGAAAACACTTGTGCTATATCAGCACCAAACGTAAGCCCGCTTTCTTTAACTTTTTTCTCGTCCATCTGAGAAGCAATAATGCTCTGTTGAAGCTGAGTATCGAAGATAGCTTTATCAGGGTCGCCGATTTGACGTAACGCTCTTTGCTTTTGGCTTCCAAGCTGAAAGGTATTCACGTTCAAGTTAGCTATGTTTAGGAATGGTGGCTCACTAACCATATCACTAACCTTGTTAGCATAGAATGGGACTAGCGGGATATCAGTAAAAGAGGTATTTGTCTCCTCTGTAGTTACTGTGATATCCTTTTTGCCATCTTGCTTCTGATATACAGTAAACGTAACAATGTTATTAACCAGTTTGTAAACTTTGAATTGCTCAATAGCTTTTTCCCCAAACTCCCCGTCATCTTCTGTAATAAACTCTCTTACGGTTGCTCTAACTAGCTTTGTATCACCTTTTATTCTGTCGTATTTCCAATTCAATACATCAGTAGCTTTTGTGATTATCCAAAAAGGGTGTATATTGTTATCTTCTTGGTCCTTCTTGTTTTCTGGTGCTTTTAATGGGGCATCTACTAAAATGAAATCATGCCCATCTATCTCACCATTTTTAAGTAATAGCTTTGTGAATTGGTCTATTGTAGAGCCTATATTGTCAACATCGTTAATTAAGTATTCTGGCGTATCATCACTATAGGTTACGCCTTTTCCTGTGACAAGCCCTACTGATATAGATATCTTGTCGTTAAACTTGTTGTTTAAATACGACTGAGACACTCTCTCTTTATATCCAGTATTTGACTCACCCTCGAATTGAGGAAGATACTTTTTTATTCTTAGTGAGTCTTGACCGCCGTGAACGTCTCTACA